TTCTCATGTTCAAAACCAGTACATATATATACTTCTATAGGATAATAGCATTTTTTTAAATATTGTATTTGATATTCCAATATAGTTAAATTTTTAGAAATTTCCAATAAGGCTTTTGATCCTATAGATTTCATACCTTTTGTAATTTCTTGAGCAAGTATGATGGCCTTATTTGGATTCTGCGATGTCATAATTTCCTATAACGAGATTAGGTATTTGATTAAGGCTCTCTATTATATCCAATCCTATCATAGACACTAAAGATTTATATAGAGCTATACTCATAGACATCATATGTAGACTATTTGTATTTAGCACAATACAAGATACGCCGGATTGTAGAACTCGATACGAATAATGCATATGATTGACAATGTCTGACAAGTTATGGTCGTATTCGTTCCCATCATCAAAAAGTATGTACTGCACATTGTCCATAGACTGTATAGTTGTTTCTGCTAAAATATTAATACAATGATTAAATGACTCAGAATTAATAAAAGAATGAATTTTCCAATCTATATTAGTTTGATCTAATATCTTTTTTGTATTTTCTATACAAGTTTTTACTTCATTATGACTAGACAATACAATAGAAATAAATTTTGGTTTAATGTCCAGAGTTTTGATTATTTCCAGCTTATTATACAACTGTTCGGTAGTTAAATTTCTTGCATCTAAAATGTAGTAATAAGCAATTTGTGCTTTTTTAAGCACAAAAGACTTAATGTCTACTTCTTTTTGCAATTCTGGATGTTGATTGTATATATTTTCGGAGAAACCATAAAAACACTTATAATTCTTGATATAATAAAAATTGTCGATAACTGATAATTCTTTGTTCTTGCTAATTAGGTCAATGATTCCAAATTCACACGGAGACGAAGTATTAGTCTCTTTTGAGAACATACAGTTTTTACAATGTGTATTGGCCATAATCAAACTCCGATTTTTGATAGCGTAATAATCGATGAAATTGTGTCTTTTTTAATTTCCGAAATCTGGTAATTTTTATTACTAGAATGCGCAACTATATCCATATAATTAAATGAAGTATTAATTAGCTTCATATATTGCAAAAATTTACTTTCCTCAAGATTTCCATTAACATACAGACTGCATATTTTCTTTAAATCTAATAATTGAACAATCATATGTCCTTTTGGCTTAACTTTGTCTATAGCTGATTCAAGCAAATCCTTAACATTATCATTCGATAAAAAATTAAGACTATCTATATATAAAACATCCAACGAGCATGGAAATATAGTATTGATTTGATTAATGTTAACAGTATCGAAATTAGCTATTTGTTTCGAATTATCTGATGGAGCTATTGCTAAATATACGTTTTTATTCATAATGTTACTTCCATATTGATGTGTTGATCAAACATATTTGTCAAATTTGTAAGATATGTTGTATAGTTATACTCAGATTGAATATATTTTTGTGTATCGCTAATATAGTTATCATTATAGGTAGATAGTAGGTCTTTTGTCAATGCCGGTATGAGATTTAGATTGTCTATTGTAAAAATAAAACCTTTATCATAGGATTCTTGCATAGTAATACCTATACATCCACAAGATACCGACATTAGAACATTAAAGTATGAAGTAGTATCTATACATATTTTGGTATTATTCAATAGATTTATGACAGTATCATGACCATGAATGTTGTCTATAGATACAATGTCTATATTTGTTACATGTTTTTGCAGATTGTTGAACAATGCCTGAGCTTGTCTTTTATCATTCTTATACAAAATTAAAACGTCTAAAGATCTGTCTGTGTGATTTTTATTTGCATTTAAATTCAAACCATATTTTATATGCTGTATATTATTAATGCCTGGGACGAAAGACAATATCTTATAATCTTTTGCTGAATTTAACAATATGTATTGGTCTTCTTTTTTTAGAGAAGAAATAAGCTTATCATGAATAAATACTAATTTATTGGAATAAAAATTCTTATACTTTTTAGCATTATTAGCAATATCCATTATATTAGAGATTACAGTTAATCCATATGTCATGGACTTATCGGTTACCACCGAGGCATCGACAAACGCATACTGATCTAAGTTGGACAGTGTTTTATCATATAGGGTATTGGCAGGAACATATCCTATAATAGATTTTATGGCTTTACTTTGATATCTGACATTATGTAAAATGTTATTGATTTGATAATTTAAGGACATAATAATGTAGTAATGGTTGGATGATTCGCGAAATTATGAATTATGTTATCGTGTTGGCTAAGAATATTATTCATAGCTTCGATCAGATTTTGTGTGCCAATAGACAAGAACACTTGAGATCGATTATTTGTGTCTACCTGTATGTCATTGACAAGTAACTGATCGGTAATAATCATTTTGTTATATGATTGTGCTATATATCTGTGTATTTTTGAAGTAAAGTTATTTTGTTCAATATCAATAAAAATATTGCCATATTTGTGAATAGAACATAGCTCAGATAAATTCAATTCACGCATAATTACCTGAACGTTAAATAAGTTTGTCTTGATGCCCAAATCTTTTTTAAGTGCTTCAAATTCTTGTGTTATTTTTGATGTTGTGTTTCTATCTTTATTGTTGATCAAATATGTATATGATATATCGTCATTGTCTCCAAAGGCTTGGTAAAATGCTTCGATAGTTTTGTTAAATATGGCCGAATCGTAGTCATCATAGATGCTATAAAATTTAATTGTATTGTTATAAGTTGGAAGAGACATGCTTGTATCTACATTATATAGTTTTGAGTATGAGAATGCAGTGGCTTTTATAGAATAATTGTCAGACAAAAATTCAGCATAATCTTCGCTATCTACCAATATATGGTCAATATTTTCTAATTTTTTATTATATAGGTCTGATCCTACAATTTTTTCGAATAACGGAATAACAACGCTTTTGTTACACAAACCAAATGTTTCTACAATTAAATTTATTGGACAATGCTGTATGATAATATCATAATATCCTTCTAACTTTTTCTTTGTAAGATTCTGTATGATTATATCTTGGACATTATTGTCAAAATAATTATCTATATATAATGGTCTTATACATATGTTGTTGGTGCGTGACAACTCATGTATTATATCACGACTTGCGTGTCCTAGTATATTGGTGTTTTTATATGGGCCGATATAAAGAATATTGATCATGTTAAGCTTTTCATGTGAGCATATCGAATAAAATCATCTTCGAATACAATTCTATTTGTCCTAGCTTGTTCTGCTGTGTTATTATTGTTGATTATAGTTTTGATATTATCAATAATGTTTTGGTAAGATGCTGGAACAATAGAAGTACCATTTTGAGAAAATCCGTAAGAGGCATTTTTGCACATATCCAAAATCATCATTGTACTCATCATATTATGATCTTGTAAATGGTTCAAGCAAAGATCATGAATAAAATTAAATATTTCTGGTTCATTATTGATATGCGAAGTATCGATGTTGGCATTATAATATGTTGGTGGATCATCCCATGATCTTTTTGCTTTAAATAGCCATTCTGAATCAAAAAAATTCTCCCATATTTTTGCTGTTTTGTCCCAATCATAAAAAGTTGTTGCAAGCCTTCGTACTTCTTTTTTCTTGCTTTCAAGTTTTTTGGGACTAAGAGAAATATGCTTTTTTATGGCTTTAATAAGATCGTCTTCATTGGGATAGACTCTTGTGGCCTTAGTTTCGAATTCAGTAAAATATGAACCAATGCTGATAGGATAGGCGCCGAGTTTCTTAATTATGTCTACCATGGCGCTATAGTTAACAGTTGCTATAGGAACTCCGCATGCTGCCGCCTCTATCTGCGGCATGCCTGCTCCTTCGCATATAGAATATTGTACATATAAATCGAACGTATTGTATACTCTACATAGTTGTTCTTCGCTGATACCATTTGTGACACTAGTAAATCTACAAGATGGTTGAAAACATTTCTTACAATTTTTATTAGGATGGGCATACGTTGAAGATTCGATATGCGAGCATTTTGAACATTTATATGTAAAATATACTCTATTAAGGAGTCTATGTTGTTTTAATAGTTCAGGTATATCCCATCCAGCATCAGGATAACTAGTATGTAGATATAGAAAAATATTATCTGCATGCTGCTTATATCCTTCAGCATACAATTGGTCTATTAACTTTCTAAAAGATTCTAATAGTTCAGCAAATAATTTTCTTTTTTGATTCCTCATAACAGATCCAACAATAATACTGTTTTGTGGAAGTCCCAATTGATCTTTTATTGCTTCAGTATCTTCTAGAGGCTTAAAAACAGATAAATCTACCCCAGGACGTGTTGTGTCTATAAAATTAATTCGATTGTTACTTTGCTGTTTAATAACTTCAGCACCCCAATCAGAGTAAGTAAACACAGCGTCTGCATCAAGATACGTATCGATCCAGGGTTCTTGTTGTGGTGCAGAGTCTACCGTTGGCATCAATACCCAATTAAAGTATGGCCTTAATGGAGACATACCTTGATACGAACTCATCCAATAATCTCGCCAATCTACTACGACATGTGGTCGAAAATCTAATAGTACTTTATCGAATCTCCATCTGCCAAATTGGTTATCTCCTCTAGAAGTATACTCTGCATGCCTGGGATCACCCTCCTTTACGGCATTTGCATAATATCTCCAATCAATAGATTTATCTCTTGGATCATTAACAAAACCGTAAGAAGCAAATTCTGCTATTTCATATTTGTTTGTTTTGTGTAGTCTTGTCAACAGTTCTTTTGTATAATTCCCAAATCCAGAATTAACAAAACTAGCTTCTGAAGCAAATAAAATTTTGAGTTTTTGTTTTGTCATAATATAAAAATGGGGGCTGTTAACCCCCAAATTTATGTCCGTTTATAATAGTGTTTAGAATGCCACAGTTTCTGGTTCTTCTTCGTTCTTTGCCTTAGATAGTCTTGTAATCTTAGAAAAGTTATTGACTCTAACCTTTAGGGTGCTATGTTTCACTCCGTCCTTTTCCCAAGAATCGTTTCTTAGTGCTCCTTCGATTAAAACCAAGTCGCCCTTCTTAAAAGACTTACCGATAACTTCGGCTCCGGTATCCCATGCCTCGCAGTTGATAAAAGATGTAATCTTATCTTTTTCTCCGTTAGACTTAGTATACTCCCTAGAAGTTGCAACAGTAAAATTAACAACTGATGTTTGCTTACCACCGGTATTAACTACTCTAACTTCCGGATCCCTTGCAAGATTTCCTTTTAACAATGTAATATTCATTACTCAAGCTCCTCAAAAAAAATTAAAAATAACAAATCGACTCATACTCCTATTATACCGAGTGCGAGACAAAAGTCAAGCAGACGGTACAAAACATTTTTCTATTATCAATCCATCTTTGTTTTTGGCTTTATTTCCTGAAAAAATCAATATATTGGTTTCAAACAAATGATGTTTATACTTTTCATATTGCTCCGGAAAGAATATAATAGAATCAATAGAACCAGTTTGATCTTCGATACTAACAAAGGCCATATTTTGGCCAGCCTGTTTACCATTTTTTGTTTTTATTACGTTAATATTCGATATTTCACCAGCTATCAGAATATTTTTATGATAAACATTATTTTTGAATTCTCTGCACGTTGCTGTGGTCATTGTAATATCATAGGTATCTAGCTTGGAACAAGATATAGCAGTTCCTAATAAACCAGCCTCAGTATCTGCAAGCCATTCTATTTTGTCTACCATAGAATACGGAGGATTAATTGCAGCGTCCAATAAATTTTGAATAATTTTTTTACGCTTTACATTAACTTTACTATGATTTATAAGCATTTTAAGCATATCGATAATTGATAAATCTCTATGAGATCCATTGAAAGCATATTCTAGTTCTTTTTTAGTTAAAGCAGATATGATGTCGTAATCAAATAAAATCTGTGTTCTGGTTTTTCTAAAATAATCCAAAGCCCCAGATCCTATTAAGGCTTTTGCCGCTGTAGAATTAATTTTGATCAAAACCATGATCATCATTTCTATATAATTACAGTCTTTTATCTTTTGTGTTTTATTGATTTCTATAATTTTATCATATACAGATTTGCCAAGCCCTTTTATATCGGTCAAACCAAAGTAGATTGATTTATCCTGTATATCAAATAATTCATTTAGTAGTCTTATGTCTGGTAATCTTACCAAGATATCCATTTCATTCGCATTCTTGACCAACTCCTTTATTTCCTGTTGTGGATCGATTTTATCTTTAGCGTATCTCAAATACGAACAGAAAAAAGCTTGTGGAAAATGTGCTTTAGTATATCCAGAAAGATATGCATTCATAGCATATGATATAGAATGAGACAAATTGAACTGATATCGTTGTGCTTTTTCTATCCAACTAAATATCTCTTCTGCTTCAGCTATAGAAACTGTTTTTGTATTTTGAGAACCTTCGATAAATTTAGTTTTGATTTTTGCCATCAATTGAACATTTTTTTTACCGATACTTTTTCTAAGCTCATCTGCTTCTTGTAGATTAAATCCAGCAACAAGCCTAGATATTTCCATTGCTTGTTCTTGATATATCATTTCTCCGAAAGTGTCTTGTAATACATTTTCTAATATTGGATGAAAATAATCAACACTTTCTTGTCCATTTTTTCTATCTATATAATGGTTTGTAATACTTTTTCCGTCTCGTATAGCTTCCAGTGAACCTGGACGTAATACTGCTATAAGAGCAGATAACTGCTCTATATTTTCTGGTTTAAGTTTTTTTGCCATCATTTGGCCAAGTCTAGATTCCAACTGAAATATTCCTTTGGTGTTACCATCAGAAATTAATTCCCAAGTTTTTTTACATTCTAAATTGATATTTGATATTTTAGGAGAAAAAATGATTCTATTGTCTGCAATATCAAACTCACAACCACAACTAAATCTATATTTGGGCATTCTTACAAGAACCTTTAAACTTAATTTTGTGACTTAGACTACGATGTAATTTTAAAAATCTAATTAAAATATGAGCAGTATCTTTTACATCTTGAAGAGCATCGTGTGCATTTTCTTTACTTAATCCTAAGTAATCTCTTAGATTATCTAATGTATAATTTTTAAGCTCATTATTGTTTTCGAACCAATAGAATAAAATATTCATTACATCTATTACATCTCTTGGGTAAAATAATGAAGATCTTCCTTCTTTATTTAGGTTATTATACTTCTTGCTAAGTCTATCGATAATCCTTAGATCGAATCTATTAATATTAAATCCCGCAGCAATAGGCGCCGTAAAGCATGATTTTTTGCTATTAGATCTGATATGGTACATTTCTAAGTAAGAAACAAACATATCCCATGAACTTTTTTGATCTTTATAATCGTGCCAAGAGTTTAATATTTGCTCTTTAGATGAACCTCTAACTTTTGCATGAAAATCTAATACATCGGAGTCTTCATACTTGTAATCTTTATTTTGCTCCAAAGCTTCCGGCTTTAATGTAATATTAAATTCAGAATCTTTAATGATATCCAATTTGATCGGATCTATCATAATAGCAGCGATCTGTACTGGACTACAAATATCTGGATTTGAGCCATCAGTTTCTAGATCAAAAACACATATTTTTTGAAAATTAGGCATTAACTGTTACCGTGGTTGAAGGTTGTACGAGAATTTTTTCATTTGAGTTTGTGGCAGAATGTGCGTTAATTTTTTTGCAACAACTGATTCTTTGTTCTGCCACTTTAATATATTCTTTTCCATTTAAAGTAAATCTATCACCATTACCTAATTCACCGAACGTTTTATTCATTGTCTATTCCTTTTTCTAAAAGAAGTTCAGATATATACATAGCTTTATCTAAAAAGGCTAATCCGAGAACATCAAATTTTATAATTCCCAAATATTCTAAGTCTTGCATCTCCATTCCCGCTATTGCCTGAGAATTTTTTGCATCATAGACCATAGGGCATATGTTTTTTAATGGTTCGCTTGAAATCACGACTCCTGCGGCATGTTTTGATTGATTTGATTTTGTTCCTTCTAACCGAATGGCTTGTTCAAATCTTTTGGATAATGGACCGCTAAGCTCATTCTTATCATTAATATAACACCACTCCTTGAGTTTGTCAACCCTGTTTTCCAAAGCCCAGCGTATAATCGACGATTCTCCAGTTTCGTCTTTCATTTCCTGTAATTCGTCTGCAATTTTGGCTTCGTCTGGTATATTTTTGGTAATTTTATTCATTTCATCAAAACTAATATTTCCGTATACACGTAGCACTTCTTTTAAAGCTCCGCGTCCCTTCATAGTATTATATGTTATCATTTGTGATACTTTGTCTTCTCCGTATTTAGCTTTAACATATTCTATGATCGCTTCTCTTTTATTAATAGGCACGTCAATATCAATATCTGGTAAAGATATTCTATCCTTTGTATTGCGTCCTGCAGAATAAAATCTTTCGAATATTAGTTTGTATTTTATAGGATCAATATCGGTAATACCTATTAAATATGAGACTAAACATCCGGCAGCACTACCTCTTCCTGGTCCTGCTAGCCAATTATTGTTTTTAACATAATTTACGATGTCTTGTACTATCAAAAAGTAACTAGAAAGATTAGCACTCTGTAAAACGCCTAGTTCGTTTTTGATTCTATCCACATAATAACTTTCATTATCTACTCTATTTTGTATTTTATCTCTCCAGCCATTTCTACACAATTGACGCAAAAATGTATCGGGATCAAAACCATCAGGGCAGGCAAATTCCGGTAACAGTGGTTTATGTTTAATATCGTACTCTTCGCATAATTCAGACACATAATTGGTGTTTTCGATTTCTTCCTGAGTATGTATATCTACCATCTCCTCAAAAGAAGGAATATGATATTTGTCCGATTTAAAAAAACAGCCCATCGGTACATTTTCGTCTGAAAGTAATTTACGATTAATATCTGTAAATGTTAGCTTGAGATTATTACAGAGTAATATCCTTTGATCAACAGCATCTTCTGATTCAGCATAATGTGCATCGGGTGTTGCTATGACCTTCGTATTAGTAATAGATGCTATACGTCTTATTGTTTCGGTTAGTTCTACTTGTTGTTTGGTATTCTCTTGATCTATTAATTGTGCTTCCAAGAAAAAATTATCTTGACCAAACATATCCTTCATTTTAGCCACATATTCTGAGCCGATTTTTATAGACATTTCTTCTTTGTATAGCAGATCTGCTAATGTGGATCCAAGATGGCCACAAAATCCAATAATATTTCCATCCAGTAATTTTGCTAAAGTATTAAAATCTAGTCTTGGTTTTTTATAGAAATAATCTGGTAAATTAGATTCGGATACTATCCTGATTAAAGTTTTCCATCCGGAATAATTCTTGGCCAACAACAAAAAATGAGACAGGTCATAATTTTCTTTTGTTTTTATATTTGGACTTTGATTACAAACGTATATCTCGCAGCCTAAAATTGGTTTGATTCCAGCATTTTTCATTTCTGTATGAAATTGAACAGCTCCTGATATATTGCCATGATCTGTTAATGCACACGATTTTGCTCCTATCTTTAGGCACCTATTAACAATTTGTTTAGGTTTACTTAACCCATCCAAAAGAGAATAGTGAGAGTGTAGATGAAGCGGAGTATAAAAAGTATTCATGTTGATCCGGGAGCTTTATATTTGCCAAATGTATGATTAGGGTGCTTGTATGATTGTACCACATAGTCCATGCCATGCAAGTCTATATCGTGTCGAATTTGTTCGCATTTTGTCATAATAGATCCGACTTTACAAATCTGATTATCTCTATATTCCTCAATTGGATTAATTCCAGTATTTTCAAAATTTGTCTTGCCAAAATGACATAATTTGCTACACATCCAAGATTTATTTAGCTTTGGTTTTTTTGTTTGTTTGATATATTCAAATTTTTGTCTTAACATATTTTCGGTTGCGACAAGATCAGATTTATCGAAACATATCGAGAACGGACCTCCATCATTAATAAAATAGATAGAAAAAATTATGTGATCTATTTCTGGATATAATTGACTGATAGCATAATGATATATTCTTAACTGTGGATCCTTTTCTAGCTTTTCTTGTGTTTTTTCTTGTCCGGTGGCCCAGTCCAATCTTCTTCCGGTTTTCCAATCTATGATTTCGATAGTTTTGTCATTTGCTAGTGTTACTAAGTCTATAGTTCCTTTTAAAGCTAATTGACCCGATAAGTCTCCATCCGGAGTTTTAAAGGTATATTCGGCCCATTTTTTGTTGATAGTAAAATCAAAATGTTGTTCTGGACATAGTATTGTTCTATTTCTTGGATCAAACATACCATCATTAAATTCTAAAGCTTTATAGACCCATTCTGAACAGTCTCGATAATCTTTTGCTGTCCATTTATGGTGCTTGTTCGCTTCGGTATAGTATTTGTATACCATTTCGATAATAATATTAAGATCATAATTTGTAGTATCTATTTGACCTATTACATCATCGTCTACATACAACAATCCATCTTGTTGCGCTTTTTTGATTACTGCCAATATTTCTAATACTTTATGTACTATTGTTCCTTTGTCGGCTTTTTGTCCTGACGGACCTCTCCATCCCAGCACATACTCTCCGAAATATTGCATTTCACACATAGAGTGGGTATTATAACTAGAGCTTCTAAAATATGTAATTATAATGGCAACACCCCTTTTTCTTGTAAAAAATTGTAAATAAGTTTATTTTGTTCAGTAATATTGACATTTGTGTTATCTATTACAAGATCAAAATGTGATGGGTCGTATTTATCAGGATCTAAAGCCATTTCGCTAGCATGACTAGAATTATATGGATTTCTAGTGAGTTTGATTACTATTCCGCCAGCATTTTTTATTACATCCACTTCATTAGGAAATCTACAATCTGCAATCAATGCTACATCTAATTTATCTTTTAAAATTGTTCTAATAGTAGTATTAGACCATACATTTTTTTGCATAGCACGGAACATATCAGTGCCAACTATTTGCAAAACCTCTCTAGCAGTTAATTGATGATTGTCCCAATAACAATCGACTAATTCATTTTTATCGGCATCTTTACCATAGCATTGACGATATTCTAAACCAAATATATCGATACATAATTCCTTAAGAGGATCTGCAAAATTATAAATCTTACAATTTATTTTGTACGTACTATCAAATAAATTTTTGACAAATTCTGCTGATGTTGTTTTTCCTGATTGCTTTCTTCCTGCAAATGCTATTATGTTAGTCATGATAAATATTTTCTAATCTAGGAGTAATGTGTTGTTTTACTTGGTCAATAGTCATCTCTCCAATGTCGGATGCCTCTATATCTATATTATAGATGTTGTATGTTTTTGAGCATTTCTTTCTAATAATATCTGCAGCTTTTTTACCAGCATCATCATTATCCATAATTAATACTAGAGTTAATGCTCCAGACATATCTAATAGAATTTTTTGTTTATCTGACAATGAGGAACCAAATAAAGCGAGAGAATTATGTATTCCTGCTTCTTCTAATCTCCAAACATTGCCTGGACTTTCTACTAGAATCGCACAATGAGTTTTGAGAATATGATCTTTGGCAAACCAGTAATTATATAGATGTTCTTGTGTTTTAAAATCTTTACTGTGTCTCCATTTTGACATCAACCAAGATTCTTGTTTTGACGGACAGGCTGTTAATGCATTATGAAAAGATGAACAACAATCACATTTATTAAATGTGCTACGACCTGTACATCCAACCATATAATTATAATTCATGTCGTAAACAGGAACAACAGCCCTATCAGACATTTCTTTATTTGCAGATGAGCAATCTCCAACGTCATATCTTTTGAGTATATTTTCGGAATATCCTCTTTCAATAAAATATTTAGATGGTATACTTAATGATTTTTGAATTTTGCTCCTGTTAATCAATACATTCGATGGTTTTGTTGATGTATTAATATAACCAATAGTATTAACAAAATTGGTTTTTTCTATTAATTTCTTATCTATCTTTATTTCATCTAATTTTTGATCAACAAATTCTTCTGCAAAAGCAAGTGCAGCATCAAATGAAACCATTTCATCACCATCTTTTGACCATCCATGCTCATTATGAGATAAAACTCCTCTAATAAAGCCTATAATTGATCCTTTAAAAATTTCTTCACAATGATGAGTTCTGCATTTCCAGTTTCCTCTATATTTATCTCCTTCTGGATATAGATTTAATGCAGCATTATTATCTCCTCCGTGAATAGGACAGCTCATAGAAATCATCTTTGAATAGGTTTTTGATTCTATATGAAAATATTGAAGTAATGATTCAATATCATCACAAACCCTGTCTGATAAAATCTTAAGTCTTCTTTGATCATACGAACGGTATTTCTTCTTCATTATCTTCATCAATTATAAACCCATCCTTTTGTGTTGTTAATCCGCCAGAAATTTCCAATTTTGTTTGACCTTCTGTAATTTTGGCACACCAGCCTTTTAAATTAAAGTTGATATAGTCATTATCATCCAAGCATCCGCCGTGTCTACTAATTAAAGGTACGAGTTTTCGATTTCCAGATTTACCACCATCTTCTGCGATTTCTTCATCTGATTTTCTTTTGAAGATACTGAAATTGCTACAAAGCCAAATAATTCTGTCCGATCCGCTTGCCGTATCGGTGCTTTCTTTTGTTATTCCGTCTCTGTTTAACTGAATAAAACCTAAAATAGGTATTTGGTATTTTACTGCAAAATTATGCAGTGCTGTCATCATAAATCCTAGCAACTGATATTCCTTCAGGTCTTGCGAAATGCCAGCACTATCCATGAGCTTAAGATAGTCATATATTATTAGACAATCTTTTGCTGTTCCATCAGAATTTAATCCTACTTCTTTGCATATCCATCTTCGCATGATACTTAATTGTTCATCGAAAGGTTTACCGGCTATAGATTTATAATATAGTTTTGTTTTCTTAAGATCCTCTATTGCCTGTTTGATTTTTTCGTTTTGATTGGGGGATTCTACAAATTTTCCTGTTTCTATATTATTTATTTCTATTTCGGTCATCATAGCCATAACTCTGTGTATATGGTCTTTGTTGCTCATTTCTGTATCCATGTTTAAAACAGGAATACCTAACTTGTTCGCAACATAATACCCAACATTGTCTGCCCACATAGATTTACCAGCCTTGGGTCTAGCTGCTATTATATTGACGGTACCTTTTCTAAATCCTCCGCCTATAGCTTGATCATAAATAGGAAATCCACTAGATATACCTATTTGGTCAACAGGATTGTTAATGAGATATTCGATATAATCTTCTAGACCATCTCCGATATGATATGGTTCATTGTCATTAGATAAATTCGATCCAAATTCAAATAAAACATCCTCAGCAATAGATAAAATAGAAGAGATAGGCTCTGTACCATTAACGTCTAATAGCTTCTCTTGAACTTTTCCCAATTCTGAATGTAGAGATCTGGCAATCTCCAGTTTTTTGATTTTGACAGCAAACTGCTTGATATTGGACAAATTTGCAGGAAAATCTTTTATAGCCTTAAGGTGTTGAGCTTCTTCTTTTTTATTAAGAATGTGGCTAAAACCAAGATCTTGTGCTGCAGAATATATGGAGGCAATATCTATAGTTGATGATAAGTCTCGACTAAAAATATGCTTTATACAGCTGTATATAAGCTGATTACTATCTATCGTGAACGTATCATTGGATATGATATCATTAACTTCCAAATAAGCTTTATCTCCATATTGCAAGATGCAGCTCAAAACGGCTCTTTCTGCCGACGGATCACACAAAATCATTTTAACCTGGGGCTCCAGAACATCTGTTACATTTATATCTATCCGGAGAATCATGAAGTAGTGCCGGATTTATAGATTCTAGTCTCTGACAAACCCTGCACCGAACCTCGATCGGCTCGAACTCTCTAGTTCTAATAGTAGGAGGGTGTACGCAGAGCAATTGATCAATTTTTGAGTCGCTCTTATGCATATCTTTTTCGGCCATCTTATCGAATTTATTTATACGTTTCGGTTTTGTATCCGTCTCTTCATCTGTTTGATGAACAATAACTTCTTTAGTTTTTCTTCTTTTAGCCTTAACTGTTTTTGTTGGCTGAGTTTCACTACTTTGTTCGTCTGAAGATAGACCTCTCTGTAGAATAGCTATAAGCTGTTTAATATCATCATCTTTAAGAGGCATGTTTCACCTTTGTTTTCTGAATAGATAACATAATATCTGACAAATTTTTTATACTATTGGCGATATAAGACAATCTGTCCATTCTCTGTTTCGCATACTTCTTTATATTATTTAGAGATGTAGCTTTGTCATTATGTTTAATCGCTTGTAAAGACTTCTCTATATAGCCATATCCTTTGTAATTGTTAATTTCATCTGCTATTGTTTCTTTTGTTGTCTCATCAGACCAATTATATCTAGCAATTTCTCTATTGAGACTTCTTTGTACATGAAAAGCAAATTGAGAAAGTCTGTAAGAAATTTGGGCACAATCTTCTGGACTTAATTTTTCTATTTCGTCACGAGTCATCGATAAGTATCCATTGATTTCGCTTTCGCTTACGGAGCATCCAGCACCATACTCCGGAAAAGATAAAGTTTTTTCGTATTCATCTAAGATTTTATCCCAGTACTGCAATTCTTCTTTAGCTGTTTTCGTCATTTATTTTTTTGCTCCATTCTTGTTCGGATTCATTATACGAAAATACTATATGAGATATGTTATTTTTTTCGCACCATTCTTGTTTTTCTTGGTCTCTTTTCTTTGATTTTAAGAAATTTAATACGGTCTGATGATAAAACGGAACATATTTAAAATGTTGTTCGCCATGTACTTCTATGCATGTTTTAATTAATGGTAAGTAAAAATCTAAATATAATGTTTCTGATCTTCTTAATGGAATTGGCACTTCTTCTAGAATTTGCAGTGTAGGAAATCTTTGAACAATGACTTTTCTGGCCAATAAATGTAGAGAAGATTTATTTTGTAGTCTTCCTTTGGCTATATGTCCAGTAAGATTCCAATTAATAATGTGATCATCAAGATCTCTGATTGTCATTTTAATCCCAAGAGTTCTTTTACATTAGCATTAACTTTCGAATAGGCTTCGGGACTTTCTAATAAAAATGCTCTAACCTTTTCTACTCCTTGTAGTTTCGGAGCATCTTCTACACAGGACACAGTATACCATGCACCACCCTTATTAATTACTCCTAAATCACAAGCAAGATTGATTAGCTCTGTATGTTTATCTATACCCTGGCCATATCTGATATAAGATGTTGCTGTTGCTCCTGGTGCTCCTAGTGCAGAGCAAACAACTTGCCATTCTATCTCTTGACCAATTTGGGTATTATCTGTTCCTGTTACCCATGGCTTGAATGTTTTTGCTCTTAATTTTATATCCGTTTGATAGGCGATAGCTTGTCCACTTTTTTCTTTAAATTCCGCACCATATCCTGTAGGGTTTCCCATTAAATGCGTAATGCCTATAACTATATTTTTATTTACAGGAATAACATTCGCTACTTTTCTGCAAAACTTAGCCAATAATTTAGCGCCGTCTGCTCTTTGCATCTTGTCCATGTCACTAGTAATTTCTGCCTCTGTACATAGAGCAGAATACGAGTCGATAATTAAAACACACCCTGGAACTTCATTAATAATTCTTTCTGCTATTTGTAGATATTCTTCTGCATGCAATATCTTGCCTTGTTGGCTGCCTATAATATGGAATTTTTCTAGGTTTAAACCAGGTATACCCTCCAGGTCTCTTTTTTTAAGTCTGCCTTCTATGTTGAGATAATAGACTTCCCTGGTGTCTTTTAGACCTCCTTGATACTCTGGTTTTTGTGCAGTTGCGGCGAAGTCTAAAGATGTTGTTGTTTTACCACATTTGGGTTGTCCTGTTAATACAACAAAACTTCCCTCTGGTATACCCCCATTTAGAGCAATATCTAGCGATGGACAAACCGGTATAGTCAAAACCTTTTTATCAACCAAAGCATTTCCGGATAAAATTATTTCGTCGCCAAATTTTTTTGTAACGTCATCTTTAAGAGTGGGCATTATTCTAATTCCTTTAATTTTGACAAAATATTGCTTTTGGGAATATTATTTCTAAATACTGTTTTTTCTGTACGATCTAATTCTTTTGTTAGTTTCGTATTTTCCTTGTCTATAATCCGTTGCTGTTTTTCTATGATAGGGGTTAAAAAAGGAGCACGCAAAGAATAAATTTTTTGACCTTCATGGCTACGAAGGGCTGCTATAATAGCTTTAGCTGTGTATTTTTTAATTAATTTATTTGCAGACGCTATTTGATCTTTATAATATTTTTCCCAAGATTTAGTAGTCCAAAATCTATAATGTAAATCTAGTTTATCTTTTTTAGCTTTATTCTCGCAAACTAGCTCTGTAATGTATTGTGCTGCAGAAACCGACTTACCATTAGAATACTTAGAATGATATTTATCCATTATTTTTTGGTCGAAAGATAGATTTTTGAATAGGATTATAGCTCGTATTAGCTTTGTTTTTATCTCCGATTTCGGAACCTTCCGAAGTCATGATCGCTACTCCTTTGATTCCTTTTCCTGATGTAGTATTTACTATAACAGAAGGTGAGGACTTGGTTGGAACAGACTTTGTTCCGGATGTTTTATGATTTTTTTCTAAAGTCTTAGTTATTTGATTAATGTTTAGTCCTAATTCATTAGCTATTTTTTCATGAGAAAGCTCCTGTGAATTAAGCCATCTAATAGCATAGATTTGAGTTTTGTTTAGTCTTGCCATTTAAAAATCCTCTCTTTCTGCATTTCTAATCCAAGAAACATTCATAGTTCTTAAAAAAGATAAATATAGGTTAAATGTGGTTTTACTAACTTCCTTAAAGTCGACATTTTGATTGTCATATTGAAACAGGTCGTTGCTCTTGTTCTCGGATAGATCTACGGTAGGATCATAT